AAAACTAGATCCGACTGCTTGTTGTCCAGCCGATACGGCTCTAGAAGCTAAAAAATTAAAAGACTTGAATGGTGAATAATTAGGTATCACTAAATTAACCAAATTGCGAGTAGGTTCTATAAAAATTTTCTTGCCATTTAACCCAAAAAATTGAGCATATAATTTTCGTACAACAGTAGAAATTTTTTGGGGCTCTAACGTAGCGGGATTTAATGTTGCCTTTTGGATTTTTTGTTTCAGATTAATGATATATTCATTTGAAACTAGATGTAATTTATAACTACGTAATCCTTGATTCAGCATGATATTATCAGTAATTTTATAAACTTTAAAAGTTAAATTAATTATCCCCGTATTATCGCTCTTGTTAAAGGGTCCGATCAATTCCTTGCCGTCCGGACCCACAGTGCCAATTATCCCTGGAGGTTTAGTAACTAAATTTTTAGTTTTCACCCGTATCGTGATGGTCTCTTCACCCATAATAGGTAAACTTTCGAGCAAACCCACACCGTCAACTATAGTAATGTCAGCAGTGAGGGTAGAAGAAAACATATCTTCATAAATATTTAAATCCGACCAACTTCCCCGTAAATCTATTTCTCGACTACCTGTATCCCCATGAGGAGAAACTAGTGTTAAAATAGTTAAATCATATTCACCAGCAAACGAGGGCATGTTTTTTGGAGTAGGACGTAATAAATCTTCACTTTTTGCTCCGTGACCTTCTTCGGAACTTTTTAGTCGTGTAGAATCCTTGCGCCTAGAGATGGCACCGGAACCATATTCAAATTTTTCAGACATTATAGTAGTTTATCCGTATGTTCTGATAATATTTGTGAAACATTTTTTCTATCAATTAACTTAATATCTCGTTTAGATTCATTGTGGTCCACTTCCCATGTATAATTATACACTATATTTCTCTCGTCTACACCAAGTGTATTATAAGTTGTGAGATCACATTCTATTTTGTATGCGGGTATAGCTTCCCTGGAACTTGTGGACTCTACTCTTTGACGTAATATTCGTTCATAATGATGTATAGATTGCGCGGCGTTTGAAATTGATCCGTATTTTGATACGATATAAGTAGTAAATTCCCTTGTCCCTAAAGGCCAATCCCTTATAGGGTCGTGCATATCGTTCATGGCAAAAATCAACCAAGTATATTTTACATCACCATAAGCCTTATGAGCTGTTATATCCGGACGTTCACCCTCTGGAATAGAATATGGTTGATATTGTACTATTTCATCTAAAACGACATCTTTAATTTTGACCCTATTCATAATGTCTATAGCGAGTTTTAATTTTGTAGGTCCTAATTCTCCAGTAACATTATAAGAAATCTTCGGATAATGGGAAAAAAATTCAGACATATTGATAGTTCCTTTTAATGTTAATATCCTTGAGTAATTTTGCCACGGTGCATAACCTCTAATTCCATGAATGAAAGAGACATTTCTACTGAAACAGGATTTTGGGTGTTTTCAAAAAAAGCCGTAGTGTCTTGTGTAGAATAATTTAAATCACATGCCGTTAGCACAGACCTGCCCACACGAAAAAGTGGATTTGATGTGTCATTGTTTAATTTACTACCATTAACGAAATAATCAATAGTGAATTCGTCCGGATAACCAAATAAACCCGTAGGGGCATTTTTGTTGTCCGCGCCCGCATGAGCAGGTAACATAGCAGTCTTGAATGCTGTAATAATTTTATTACAAATAATAGAATCAAGTGAACTTTCTGGCATTAATTTAAATGTGAATTTATGTTCCCTTAAACTTGTAGGACCCTTATATGCTGCGACAATATAAGGATTCACAACAGCACCCTTCGCTTGCTGTAATGCGGTTTTTGCTTTTTCGCCTCCGACTTTTTCCATAACACCCTTTTCTAATAAAAACTTAGCTTCTCCTGTAGAGCCAATGGCCAAAGACCTCATATTACTCTTTAATGATTCCAAAGAACCGCCAGTAGTTTTAAACATATCTAAAGCCTTACCCGCAAAGGTTCCTAAACCTTCCTCACTATAATCAGATTTATATCCAGTTTGTAAAGCATCGGGAGGAATATATAAAGCTATATCTAATGTGGGGGTTTTCCCCCTAAAATCAAATGCCTTAAAAGAGATCCAGTGGTTCAAATCATCGCCGGATAATGAATTGGGCCAATGTAAATAGCTCACAGTAAGTGATGATGTTCCTGGATGATGATCTCTCGTTATGGTCATACTACTCCATATGGTAAAAGTGTTTTTATTTAATATCTATATATTTATATGTCATACAAAGGGAAATTTAGACCACAAAATATTAAAAAATATAAAGGTGATTATACTAAAATAACCTATCGATCTGGTTGGGAACTAACATTTATGCGGTATTTGGATCGTCAACCCGAGGTTTTATTATGGTCTAGTGAAGAAATAATCATACCATATCGTTCACCAATAGATAATAGAATACATAGATATTTTCCTGATTTTTGGGTCAAGACAGCAAAAAACATAACACTAATAGAAATTAAACCAAAGAAACAAACACGTCCACCTAAACTCAATTCCAAACACAGGCGCCGTTATTTAAAAGAAGTTAAAACTTGGGGCATTAATGAGGCAAAATGGAAAGCAGCATTCATATACTGTGAGCATAGAGGATGGAAATGGCAAATAATTACTGAGGATATTCTAGTAAAAACAACTAAATAGTTATATTATGGAAGAATCATATTTTGATACATTAAAAAAAGCAATACAGACCGACAATGTGGTTAAAAAAACGCGTGCGGCAGGTAACTGGTTCAGAACATTAGCAAATAGAGCTAAAGCAGCATTATCAAATGAAAAAAGTCCACAAAAACTTTTATCACGAGAAGATACTGTTGGAAAATATATACCCGGAAAAATGTATTTTTTCTCGTATAACCCTAAATGGAAAAACATATTACCATACTACGACACCTTTCCTTTAGTTATACCAATAGAAAGATATAAAGACGGGTTTTTAGGAATAAATTTCCATTATTTATATCCGAAAGATAGAGCCATCCTAATGGACCAAATTAAAGCGTATGCCAACAACAAAAAATATGATAAAACTACTCGATTAATAATGACATATAACATGTTAAAGGGGTTCAGTAAACACAAAAGAGCTAGACCCACTATACATAGATATTTAAATAATAAAATTAACTCTATGTTTGTGCCTATTGAAGCAGACGAATGGGGGGTGGCATTATTCCTCCCCGTTGAACGATTTAAAAAAGCAAACAAGAAGGCTGTCTGGGAAGAGAGTAAGAAAATTTATAATAAAAGGTAAAAATATGGCAGAAAGAGATGCATTCGGTACAATTATAAAACCGGGAAATTTTTCAATAAGCAAATTTATATCAGAAACAGAAGTATTAGGTGGTATTACCAGAAAATGGAAACATATTATAGAAATTAAACCGCCTGCTACATTAATTTCTGAGGTAGAGGCGAGTTCTATATCTTTCCTTTGTTCTGCATCACAACTACCAAGACGTGCATTCAGTACCACAGAAGAAAAAATATATGGTATAGAAAAAACTATCCCGTATGGAGTCATTTATGAACCAGTAACATTGAGTTTTATCAACACAAATAATTTTAACCCTAAAATATTTTGGGAAGACTGGTTGGATCACATTCAACCAGCAAAAACTAGAAATATACAATATTATAAAAACATAATAGGTTCCATAAAAATATTTCAATTTTCTGATACGGCAGGGTCACCGGAACCCGGTAAAGAAAATTATATTTGTACATTAGAAGAAGCGTGGCCGGAATCAATAAGTGAAATTACTTTAGATTGGGAAGATGCGGAAATAATGAAATTTGATATATCTATTAGATATAAATCTTGGTCCCGTAAAAAATAAATTGTTTATTAGCGGGACACAGGGAATTGTAAGTAAAATAATTAAAAAATAAAAGGAGAATATTATGGCTTTACCAAAAGTGAGCAACATAAACTATGAATTAGTTATTCCATCTACAGGCGAAAAAGTGACATATAGACCTTTTCTGGTAAAGGAAGAAAAAGTTTTATTGATTGCTTTAGAGTCAGGAGAAATTTCCGCAATGACTAAAGCAATGCAGGATATTATAACATCTTGTACGGACGGAAAAGTAAACACCAAAACATTGGCCCCGTTCGATATTGAATATTTTTTCCTACAACTTAGGGGCAGGTCTGTAGGCGAAATAATAGAAATTAATTTACCTAGACCAGAAAATTTTAATTGTTGTAAAAAATCATCAGATAATGATACATGTAATGTCAAAATACCCATAGATGATATAAAAATAAATACATCTAAGATACCAGAATCTAAAATTATACTTACCGAAACTATTAGTATACAAATGAAATACCCGACAATAATCACCGTACAAAAATATACTAATAATGACGGAAATTTAAATACTGAAAACGTTTTTAATTTAATAAACGAATGTATTGAA